TGTATCTTGTGCAGTATTCTGTTCAGCTAATCTCTGGATGCTCAATTCATGTTCCTGAATCGTCCATTCCATATCTTTGATCTTGTTCTCTTGATCAACTAATCTAGAATTTAGATTGATAGCAATGACCAGTGAAATAACTGCCAATGAGATCAAGTTGATGATCAGCCAATTAATTTTACTTTTCATTATCAATTACCCTTTCTAGCCTAAACTGACCAGCTTCTCTTCCTCGCTCGTTCAAGTGTATATAATACTTGAGGAGAGAAACATCTTTTCCAGTGATTTTACTTAATTCCTTGAGTGGAGCTGTACAGATGTATTTGCCTTGATCAAAGAATCTATAATCTGTCAATTCTTCGGGATCTCCCATCAGTGTCTTCTCATCAATGTTGAAGAATTTGCACAATTCTTGGACATGAGCTGGTTTTATATTTTTGTTTGTGATCCACTGCTGAATTGTATTTTGATTTCTATTCAATTTCTTTGACAGTTCTTTGCGTGTCAATCCTTTCCCAAGAATCAGCAATTGTAATTGTTGACGGAAGTGATCCATCTGATTTCTTGTGTAATCTCTCATGCTGTCACTCCTGTTCATGACTATTCTTCAAGTCCTCAATAAGCCATTCAAGATATTTCTTAGCCTTATCCAAATCTTCAAGCCCGTTCTTCTTCTGGAATCTACATAGGTACTTGATGGCATTTCCCCAATAAAATCCCTGAACCCCTTTCAGGTTTCCTGCAAAGTTCCGGATGACATCAATGGATTCCAGACCAAATTCACCACAGTAGTGATTTGGCTTATTCACTGAATCATTCATCTCTTCTAAAA